GAATACAGAAAGGAGACGGAGCTCCGGCCGGGCAAAGATATATCGGCTCCTTTTGAGAAGATGTATATACAAGAAGATGACTTGAAACTAAATGACTGGCAGTTCTCACAAAGAAAATATCTGCCATATGAAACAAAGCTACGGCTTACAGAAACCCGTATAAGAGAATGGCATTACAACTGGGAGGGACAAGTGTATTTAAGCTATTCTGCTGGACTTGATAGCACAGTGCTACTACATATGATCCGAAAAATATTAGGAAATGATGTCCCGGCTGTCTTTTCTAACACAGGTTTGGAATTTCCAGAAATCGTGAAATTTGCAAGGAAAGCATCGGGAGAGTTTGAAGAGATATATCCGAGAGAAAAGGATGGAAAGAGGATTACATTTAAACAGGTCGTTGACCAATACGGATTCCCGCTTGTGTCGAAAGAAACGGCATTGAAAATACATAAGTTGCGACACGGGAACTTATCAGATCGGTATAGAAACTATCTGCTGAACGGGGACGAGCGTGGAAAGTTCGGGGTTTTGGCAAAAAAATGGAAGTTTCTGTTGGACACAAAATTTGATACATCTGAGAAGTGCTGTCACATTATGAAGAAGAAGCCATTTAAAGAATACGAAAAGCGCACCGGCAGAAAACCATATATCGGCACAACACAGGATGAGGGATTCATGCGAGCGCATTTATACGCAAGCACAGGCTGTAATGTGTATGACGGGAAGAAAATTAAATCACAGCCGTTAGGATTTTGGAACAGACAGGATGTATTAAGATACTCGGTCGAAAATGATGTGGAAATATGCTCTGTGTACGGAGATATTAAGCAAGATCAGCAAGGCAACTATTATACGACAGGAGAACAACGAACAGGATGTATGTTCTGTGGATTCGGAGCGCACCTGGAAGAAGGGCCAAACAGATTCCAGAGAATGTCCATAACACATCCGAAATGTTATGAAATCTGCATGAACCTTGAAAACAACGGGGTGAAGTATAAAGATGCGTTAGAAACATGCGGAATTGGTACAGAAACATGGGAGCAGATGGGGCAAATGGATATATTTGATTTTATCGGAGGTGCGGAATGCTAGATTTCGGATATTACAACATGGATTGTATGGATGGCATGAAAGAATTTCCAGATAAATATTTCGACATCGCCGTTGTAGACCCACCATATTTTAGCGGACCGGAGAAAAGAGGATTTTACGGGAGACGCATAAGCCCGATTGGAGTTCAGAGAGTGTATCAGAAATCTGCAGAATGGACAATTCCAGATAAAGCGTATTTTGATGAATTGTTTAGGGTCTCCAAGAATCAGATCGTTTGGGGATGTAACTATTTTGACTATCATTTCCCTCCGGGTAGGATTGTATGGGATAAATGCAATGGCAATACAGATTTTTCAGATTGCGAAATCGCATTCTGCAGTTTCCATGACAGCGTGAGGCTATTTCGGTATATGTGGAACGGAATGTTCCAAGGAAAGAGCATACAGGAGGGGAATATCCAGCAAGGAAACAAGAAAAAGAATGAAAAGCGGATACACCCTACTCAAAAGCCAGTGATGTTGTACAGATGGTTGTTTGACAGATACACAGAAAGAGGAATGAAATTACTGGACACGCACGTTGGGAGCGCAAGCAGTCTGATAACAGCGCATGATGCCGGACTGCAGTATGTTGGATTTGAATTGGATAAGCACTATTATGAACTTTCTAAGAAAAGGTTGGAAGAACATACAGCGCAAATGAGTTTAAGTGATTTCCAGGAGGTGATGCCAAAATGAAATTTATAGACTGGTTCGCCGGAATAGGTGGTTTCCGAAGAGGAATGGAACTTGCCGGACATGAATGCGTTGGTTTTTGCGAGTTTGATAAGTTCGCTACAGCAAGTTATATTTCCATGCATCTTCTGACGGACGAACAAAGAAAGAGACTGGATGAATTACCACAGAAGAAAAGGCAGAAGGAGATTTTAAAAGATGAATACAGAAACGGAGAATGGTATGCAAATGACGTTAGAAGAGTGTGTGCCGATGATATTCCGAAAGCAGACTGTTGGTGTTTCGGATTCCCATGCCAAGACATCTCAGTTGCAGGAAAACAACTTGGATTTCAGGGAAACCGTTCAAGCTTGTTTTTCAGAGTTATGTACCTTATTGGACAGCTCAAAGAAGAAGATAAACCCACTTACCTTTTCATTGAGAACGTTAAGAATTTGCTTAGTGTTAATGGAGGATGGGATTTCGCCAGACTGCTCATTGAAATGGAGCAGTGTGGGTATGATGCAGAATGGCAAGTGCTCAACTCCAAAGATTTTGGAGTACCACAGAACAGAGAAAGGTGTTTCATTATCGGACATCTTAGAGGGAGAGGTTCTGCAAAAGTATTTCCTGTCGAAAGAGCAGACGGAGAAAATAGTGTTTCGTTAAATTTGTTCGGCTGTCTGAACGGGAGAAATTCACAGAGGGATAGAGTATATAGCAGCGAAGGATTAGCTCCGACTATAAGTACAAAACCTGGGGGGAATAAAGAGCCAAAAGTTCCGATTATTTTTGACACAAGCTATATTGGACAAGATGGAAAAGCGAGAGAGTATGAAGGAATATGTCCAACACTGACAAGTAGGGATTACAAAGAACCTAGAAGTGTTGGTGTTGTGTGCAATGTTAATCCATCAGGTAAAGGGATGAACGGAAATGTATACGATTCAAACGGTGTGAGTCCGAGTCTAACAACAAATAAAGGGGAGGGGAATAAGATCGCAATTCCTGTTCTTACTCCTGATCGTGCTGAAAAAAGACAGAATGGGAGACGATTCAAAGACGATGGAGAACAAATGTTTACACTGACAAGTCAGGATAGACACGGAGTGGCGGTTGAAGTCAAAGAAGCAACGAAACAAGGTTATGCAGAATGCAGAGTGGGAATTGACAGCATGAACTTCTCAATGCCAAACAGCAAGACAAGAAGAGGAAGAGTCGGACAAGAAATCGCCAACACACTCGACGCGAGTTGCAATCAGGGAATCTTCGTTCAGGTATCGGAAGAACTGGTTGTATATGCGATTTGGTATGAAAAATATCAATGCTATATAGCGATCCGAAAATTAACTCCAAAGGAATGTTTCAGACTTCAAGGATGGACGGATGATTATTTTGAAAAAGCACAGTTTGTAAATTCTGACAGCCAGTTATACAAGCAAGCCGGAAATGGAGTCACTGTAAATGTGATTGAAGAAATTGCAGAAAAATTAAGATCTGCGTAGAAAGGTGAAAAATATGGCTAAAAGACCAGATGCAATAGTAAATAAAATTCAATTTGATTCAAGCGAGGTAGATATGGCACTCCGCAAATAGATTCCGGAAAAAACCATTTTTTACATAACAGGAGCGATACTTGTTCGTTGTGGGAATGCTCGCAGTGTAAAAGGAGATTTACAACAACACATAAACCGGGAGTTCTTGACGGGACAGATATATATTATTGCCCTAAATGCGGAAAAGCATTTGATTGGAGAGATGAATAATGAACATTGAATTAAAAGAGATAGACAAAGACACATTGAAAGTTGGAGATGTAGTAGGAGTGGCGAGAGAAGTAAACTACGGAGGGAGATCATCATTCCGGCATAGAAGAATTATTCCGGCGAAAATTATAAAAATCACTCCAAAGAGGACAATGATAGTATCTGATAAATTTGGAGAACATGATAAACGGGAAACGTTCTATGAGTTGGATGAAAATGCTGCACAGGAAACAATTCTGGCAGAAGCTTTCAAGACATTCAGAGACGGAAGATATGAGCTTGGAGAACTGCGAAGAGATGACCGTATACGAAGTATAAGTGATGAAGATATCTTGGAAGCATCAAAGCACATGAAAGCAATTATGGAGATTATGGAGAAATACAAGGAGTAGTAATGTTTGAAGAATTATATAAATTCATATCCAGATTGCATTACGGAATAAAGTTCATGCCGGAAAAAGATTTTGACGAGCTTTTATCTTGGTGCGACTGGGAGCAAAAGATGTATGCATTGTGCTTTAGATATTGGTAAACGTGGAGAAAAATCATGAAAGTACCTTGACAATTGAATATTGATGGTTGGAGTGGTATAATTTATAAAAAATTGCAGGAGAGTTTTATGGATTGGAATTTATTTTGGTCAGCATTTGGAGCGATAGGATCGACATTAGGGTCTTTTATTACGGCAATTGCATTGATTGTGGCAATAAAACAATATAAGCAGCCGCTAAAAAAAAGAATTGATGTGGATGTATACAAAATTTGTAATTGCATAGATAAGAATGAATTAGTAGATCTATATTGTGTATCAGTTAAAAACAGAGGAGTTCGGCCGATTACTATACAGAGTATTTGTGTTGAATTTGATAAGACGTCAATTATAATTGATAATTGGAAATATGAACGTACAGAAAATGTTAGATTACCATATCAATTAGAACAAGAAAAATTCAAGAATTTTTACTATGAAATGGCAGAATTTAAAAGTATTCTTTATCAAATTACTGATGGAAAGATACCAAATAAGAGTTCGAAATTTAAAATATTAGTGCTAGATTCGCTGGGAGAAAAATATACTTGTAAGAAAAAACATAAAATTAGTGAATTGTTTGAGGATAATTAAAGTTCTTGAGGGTTTGTCAAACTTATTAGAGATGTAATATCTACCAACCATCAATATTCGGTGGTTGGTATTTTTTTACGCTTTTTTAAGAAGAAAGGAACGAAACATAATGGCAAAGTTTAATATCGAAGTAGAACTGGACTGGGTAGACGAGGAAAGTGGATACACAATTGATGAAGAAATCAAAGAACAGGTTGTAAGTGGTGTGAAAGATGCACTTCTTAGGAAAGCAACAGATGAAGCAGTACAGAGAGTGGATAAGGCTATTGCAGATAAGATTCTTGAAGCAGAAGGAACGATTCAAGATACTGTAGACAAATTTGTCGAGACCGTATCGCAAGAAAAGATTGCAAATATCATGATGCCGACAAGAACAGGTTCATGGAGCAATGATGTAAAATACATTCCATTGTCTGAATATGTTGGAAAGAGATTTGAAGCATTTTCTAAGGAAAAAAGGTATGACAAACACGGAAATACTACCACCTATTCGAGTGAGCGAGAATTATCTATGGCTGAACTACTCACATGGCAATATCTTGAAAAAGAACTTGGTACAAAAGTAGAAAATATGATTGCTACTGCAAAAAGAGAAGTGGAAGAAAGTCTTGTGAAGTCACTGGAACAGAAATTAAAAGAAAATCTTGCGAAAGAAACGATCGAGAGAATGAATATCCCTGATGTTTTGAAGAGGTTCAGTGAGATGGCACTTGAAGATAAAGCTGAATAGATGGGCTGGAATGATGGAAGAGAAGATAGAAGCATCAGAAGAAGACGAAATGAAAGTTATTGTTGATAATGCAAAGCAGCTGAGCTATGAAGCGGATAAAGAGGGAATCACAGGATTTATGTACGGGGCAGCTGTCAGTATTCTTTCTAAATACTGGGAATACGGAGAATGTCTAAGAAAATGGCACAACAAAGATTATGGATATGACGGTGACGGCGTTGCAAATCCGGCGGTTATAACTGTTGGCTGAAAAGGAAAGCACATGGTCATGGCAAGAAGAAAGAGGGAATAGAAATGAGACTAAAACCAGTAGTAAAGGCAAGTGAGTTTGTAAGATTCGGATTCAAGCCTTGCCGAGGACTTCCGAAAAGCGCAGAGAGTTACTATCTCTGCGTGAAGAACGGACACAGAGTGATGTTTGTGGACAGTAAGCATTTTACTGAATCTGAATGGCCGATCAAAGATGCAAGGATCCACAAGAATCCAAACTGTAAATTCAGCGACAAGCGGACTGCAACCGAGATTGAGTGTGAGTTGGTTGTGAATGGCTTGCTGGAAGAGGTGAAGGAATGAAAGAGAGATTAACAACATACCACTGTGGAAAAGCAGTGATTAAGGACAAGAATAAGCTGTCAGAAGCTATGGAGAAGTTAGCGGAGTTTGAGGAAAAAGAAAAATGTGGAGAATGGCTTGATGCTATCGAACTTGCGAAAATTGCTATTGCACTGCAAAGCCAAAAGCGCATTCAAGTAAAGCCGATTATCTTAGATGTACTGAACGGAGATATCGACTATGTATGCCCTTTATGCGATAAAGAGGTAATGTCGGATGCAGAGAGCAGAAACAACTATTGTGGCGAATGTGGTTGTAAATTTGATTGGAGTGAGATTGATGCTAAGACCAAAAGTGAAAGCTAGTGAATTCAAGAAATTTGGATTCAAAAGATGTAAAGGGATTCCGAAAGAATTAGAGTGCTACTATCTTTGTATTGCAAGAGGTTCAAAAATGCTATTTGTCAGTGATGTGTGTTTTTGCATAAACAATTGGGATGAAAATGACCCTAGAATACATGCAAAAGCTAATTGTAGATACAGAGATATGAGAACGGCATTAGATGTGGTGTATGAATTAATTAAAGCAGATATGTTAGAAAGTAGGTGTCCGTAGATGAGAAGATTAATCGATGCAGATGCGCTGATAGAATTTATAGATGCTGGACGTTTACGGCATCCGGGAGAACTTGCTTTTTCGGAGCAGGATGTAGTTAATATGCTGAATCATGCGCCGACAGCTTACGATGTGGAAAAGGTTGTTGAACAACTAAATAAAGAATTAGAACTTGCTGATGAAGAAAAGCGTAGATGTACAACAGAAAATATGTTGCAATTTGATGAAACAAAAGGGTATGCAAGAGGAATAGCGTGCGCTATCGAAATTGTAAAACGAGGTGGAAGAGTATGAGTAGAGAAATTCTTTTTAGAGCGAAACATATTCATGCAACGGATAGTAACGAGCATCTCAACGGAACATGGGTGCATGGCTACCTTAGTGACGAGAATTATATCAATGATAAAAGCCTTGAGGGTGAATTCCTGGTTGATGAAAATACGATTTGCCGATATGCGAATTTGACTGATTTAAAAGGCGAGGAAATATGGGAAAACGACATTTTGATGTGTCATGGTAATCCGGATGATCTTGTAAAAGCAGTATTCGGAGAGTTTGACGTCATAGAAGTGGAAAGCGAAGAAAACCGGTTTACCCGTTTCCGGATCACGCTTCCCCAGGACGAACAAAACGACCTTTCTATTTCTGTGACCTCTCCGGATAAAACAGCAGAACTCCAGGAAGTAAAAGCTGAA